TGGCCATTCTTTCCAGCAACGACTGTCGTGAGTTCCATGTGGCGCGCACCCCAGAGCTGGAGTCCCCTGGATACCCGTGCCTCTTCTCCGTCACCCTTGACGGACACACGATCCAGAGGGTCACCAAGAGCGGCCTGAAGGCCATGAAAGCGGAAATCAACCAAGCACTCAAGGACTCGAAATGAACGCCAAGGATTACGGCCATCACTTCAGCGGCTACCGGAAGCCGGAAGCCACCGAGCCGTCCCAAGGTTTCATGAGTCGTCTCGTCTTCTGGGCCCTCGTGTTCGCGGTGTGCATCGGATGGGTGATGACCCACACGGGTTGCGCGCATCCCATCGAGAACGGTTTGGCCGCGCTCATGGGCTTCGGACTCATTCCCCTGCGACTCATGTGCCTCGTTTTGAGCGAGGCGGGCGTCGAATAACAGTCTTGCCGGCAGGCGTGGAAAACCGGCCGGCCAAGCGGAAGGAAAACCGGTAACCCACGTTGATAACTGAAAACCGACTGACAGATACGGTGTCAGTTTTCTTGCACCGGCGGGATGTCGGCTTTGGTCTATTCTCCGATATCCCGCCCAGGGCGGTGCAGGTTGCCCCCAGTCGAGATCGCGTAGGTCATGGGTGGCGCGGCAAAGACCGGGACCACGGTTCGACTCCGTGGCCGTCCACGAACGCAAGTTCAAAAAAAAAAGAAAGCCCCCGCTGGCACGGGGGCGAGAAGAAAAACTCTCAACAGAAAGGATAACCCCATGAGCGCGGAAACACCGAATCTCATGAGTGTGGCCCAGCTCGCCGAACACTACGGGCGGGCGAAGAAAACCATCCAGAACAAGCTCACCCGAGGCTGGGGGCCCGTGCCGGTATTGGACCCGGACACGGGACAGGTGCTCGGCTTCCGCGTCGAGGAGGTGAACCGTTTTGACCAGCGCAACCAACGAACCCACAAGCAATACCTGTATGACTGATCTGCCGAACGACATGTGGCTGGCGGTCGCGGACCGGCTGCTCACCAACCTTGACATCCTGACCGCATATCCCACCCGGCAGTCGCTGGCGAGCCTCATCGGACTGAGCATCCACGAGGCCGGGCTCACGTTAACGCCGGAGACGCCGTTATGGGCACGGCAACGTTGACCGCGCCCATAACGGACGAGGGGATGCGCATGACGCCCGGCGAGCTCATAGAGGAATTCTATGAGCGTCTGGCCGATTTGAACACGGACATGCGTAACCCCCGCATCTATCTGGTGCCGAAGCCGGGTGTCATCACGGTCGACCGGCAGGCGCGCAGGGTCTCGGCGGTCGTGGAATACGCAGACAAGAAACATTTCAGAAGGAGCAGGTGATGGCCGGAGAGACGACGCTCACCATCGTGGGCAACCTGACGGCGGACCCGGAAATCCGCACGATCGGCACCGGGGCGACGGTCGCGAATTTCACGGTTGCTTCCACGCCGCGCGTGTGGAACCGTCAGACGAACCAGTACGAGGACGGTCAGGCCCTGTTCATGCGCTGCAGCGCATGGCGCGACATGGCCGGCCACATCGCCCAATCGTTGAAGAAGGGCGTGCGCGTGATTGTCACGGGCAGGTTGCAGCAACGCTCCTACCAGGCGCAGGACGGGTCGAACCGCACGATCGTGGAACTGCAGGTGGACGAGATAGGCCCGAGCCTGCGTTACGCGGTCGCGGCAGTGGCCAAGCAGTTCAAGCCCAACGGCTTCCAAAACAACCAACAGGGTCAGCAGTCGTATTCGGGTGGCTCCACGTACGGCAATCCGCAACAGTCGGGCTGGCAGCAGGACGCGCCGCAACCAGCCGCCAGCGACCCGTTCGGCCAACCGCAACAACCGCAATCGCCGGAGCAGGATCCGTGGGCCTCAGACCAGCCCGCTCCTCCGGCCGATGGGCCGGACGACCCGGAATTCTAGAGGAGGATTTTCATGTCGATATCCATAGTGGACATTCCCGTCTCCCAGTTGACGCCGAACCCGCATAATCCGCGCAGGGACGTGGGCGACGTAAGGGAGCTGGCGGACAGCATCAGGGCGCAGGGCATCAAACAGGAGCTTCTGGTCACCCCGTCCGGCGACCGGGACGGCAGGCCCATGTACCGCGTGGTCATCGGGCATCGCAGGCCCGCGGCCGCGAAGATTGCCGGCCTGGACATGGTGCCGTGCCGCGTGGAGGGGATGACGGCGCGCGAGGAACGCGAGCTGATGCTCGTGGAGAACACGCAGCGCGTGGACCTGACCCCGTTGGAGGAGGCCGACGGCTATCAGGGGCTCCTAGACTTGGGCGTGAAGGTCAAGGAGATGGCCGAACGCACCGGGCGCAGCATGAGACTGGTGCGCGGCCGGCTGAGAATAGCGTCCATCCCCCGATCGGTGCGCGAGGCGTCGCCCTCGTTCGCACAACTGTCGTTGAGGGAGTTGGAGGACATCGCGGAATTCGACGGCGACGAGAAGGCGCAGGCCAGGCTCGCCGCCAAGGCCGGTTCCAATGATTTCGAATGGCAGCGCAACCGGCTGCGCCGCGAACGCGACCGGCGCGAATGGGTGGAGGCCGCGCGCCTGTGGGCCGAATCCAACAATCTGCCCATGCTGCCCGACAACCTCAAACCGGAGGACATGTGGGCGAACCCGACAGGCTACGAGAGGCAGCGGCGTCTCGCCCAGGATTATCCCGGCCCGTTCTCCAAGCAGTGGAAGGACTGGCAGGCCGAGGGGAAGCACCCCGGCGCGGTCATCCGCATCTTCGACGACGAGGGAAGCGTCGTGGCCTACACGCCGGCGAAGAAGACAGCCGAGGAGAGGGAAGACGGGAAGGCCGAAGCGAAACGCCGGATGGAACGGGAGCGCCGCCACAAGGTCAGGGAGCTCGCCCAGGCGTCGGCCGAACTGCGCTGCGAATGGATCCGAACAACCGTTCCCGTGTTGAAGGCGGACGCGCTGCGCGACATGACGGAACGCCTGACCCTGTTGGAGCTGATGGGCGTGGGCGATTCGATGAGAGGCACGAGCCTGGACTCGAACGGGTGGACCCGCGTGGTCAAGGCGTACTCCCTGTTCGCCAGACCGTTGCCGGTCACGGACAAGGACCCGGAGCATGGCGTGTACACGCTCAACGTGGCGGAGAACGCCCTGGAGCTGCGCCGCCGCCAGTCGGTTCCCTCCCGTCGGGGCGTGGAGCTTCTGCTGCTCCTGCTGGCCCGCCGCGAGGGCGCGATAGACGCGGACACGTGGGACCGTGAGGCCTACCAGTGCGACCTCAAGGGTTTGAACGCCTACTACGAGGTGCTGGAATCGGCCGGCTACGCGGTGTCGGACGCGGAGAGGAAGGGGCTGGAGCAGTGAACACGAAAGTGGTTATCAGGGTGCGCAACGGCGATGACGCGCCGGTGAGCGTGGAGCGTCTCGTGGTGGATTCACGCGCCGAGGTGGGTGCGGGGGTCACGCCGATGCTGCTCTCGGACATGCTGGCCCTGCTGGACGATTCATGCCATGTGACCGATGTGGAGATCAGGAGGGCGGAGCCGTGAGCATCGAACTGGTGGCGAAGGCCAAGAAGACCCGATTGCATGGGGACAGCACGGCGAAACTGCTGCTTATCGTGCTCGCGGATTACGCGAACGACGAGGGCATGGCGTGGCCGAGCGTGAAGACCATGGCGGAGGAGACGGAGAAAAGCGAACGCAGCATCCAACTGCTGTTGAGGAAGCTCGAACAGATGCGTCTGATCCGCAAGGGCGACCAGAAACTCGTGGCCAAATACGCGAAGGGACGCCGACCGGTCGTCTACAAGCTGTTCCCGAAGACCAAAAAGGGCGAAACCCCAATGGACGCAACGGTTGAGAGGGGTGAAACCCATTGCACCCCCGAAACAGGTTGCACCGGTGAAACCCACTTCACCCCACTGGTGAAACCCACTTCACCCGAGGGGTGCAACCCACTTCACCCCACGGGTGAAACCCACTTCGTTTCAGGGGTGAAACCCACTTCACCCAAACCGTCACAGGAACCGTCAATAGAACCGTCAAGAGAGAGTACGCGCGCCAGCAAAACCGAAAAACCCGACACCACACGACTCCAAGCGCTCGCCAACCTCACCCCCGACCAGTCGCACCGGCAGCTCGCCGACGAAATCGGACTCGACCTGGACGCCGAACTCGCCAAGTTCCGCGACCATGCGATAGCCGGAGGCCATCTGCCGGCCGACCCGGCGGCGGCGTTCCGCAACTGGCTGAGACGCGGCCGCGAACTCGGACTCGGCAACACCAATCGAACCGAACCGGCGCTCGCAGGCGGCTTCGCCCATCCCACGCCGCCACACCGGAAACCCCACCGGCACAGCTACGGGTGCACGCACGTGCTCAACCTGCTGAACCGTGACGCGCCGGACAACGACCCGCTGGCATTGCAAGCGGCGGAACTGCTCAACCAAGGAAAAACCGAAACCGAAGCGCTCGCCGCCTTGGGACTTATGAAGGACGATTTGGAGGAAATCGCATGACCAGGAAAACCGAAGCCCTCTTGTGGGTGGACATCGAGACCACCGGCACGGATCCGCGCCACGACCTGATGCTGGAAATCGGCTTGAGGTGCACGAGCATGGACGCGAACACCGAGTACGCGCGTTACGAGTCGATAATCAAACCCGACGTACTGCCCACGGACAGGAGCTTCGCCTACGCGCATCGGATGCATGAGGCGAACGGGCTCATCAACGAGGTCATCGACGCAAGCCCCGAACTATGCTCCACGGCGCGTGTGGCGCTCGCCGTCATCGATTTCACCCAGTCGATGGCGGAAACGCATGTGCTGCATCCGGCGGGCACGAACATGATGGGCTTCGACCTGCCGTTCCTGGAGCATTACCTGTTCGCCGAGGACCAGTGGGGACGCTTCCACAAGCTGCTCTCCTACCGCGCGTTGGACATGACCGCCATCCGGTTGACCCAAACCGCGTTGGGAGCAGACCCGTACGAGCATTACACGCAGACGAAACCGCATCGTGTGACGGACTGCCTGGACACGGACATCAGCGAATACATCGAATGGCTGGACCTCGTCAAATGAGCCGCACCAACCCCACAAGGGAAACACACAGGCTGACCGCCAGACGAGACCACTACCGGTGCCTGCGATGCGGCAACGAATTGGACCACATCTGGAGCGGCCACAGCCTCCACCACCGGCACATGCGCTCCCACCCGTTCCCCGGACTGCATCTGCCAGCCAACCTCATCCATTTATGCGGCTCCGGCACCACCGGCTGCCACGGATGGGTACACAACCATCCCAAAACGGCGATGGAATACGGGTGGATAGTCAGCATGGGCGAAGACCACCCCGAAAACATCCCCGTATGGGACGCGCACCAAGGCTGGCTGCTCCTCGACAACCAGGGCGGATACACGCTCTGCGACAGGGACGGCAACCCCAGATAACACACGCAAGCAAACCGACACGGAAACAAGCCGGCGCTCGCCGGCTAAGGGAAGGGAAGCATGACGTTCGAACAGACGAACGAGAAGCAACGCCAACGCATGAAGGCGGACGCCAGGTCGCACATGGAAGCGGCCCGGATGATACTGGCCAGCCCGCTCTACGCGAGGCTCAGGGGCGGCGAGGACCTGTACACGGCCGTCTGGGCGTTGTGGGAATCACTCGCCGGCACGGGATTGTCGAACATGACGGCGGGCGCGGTATGCCACGCATGCAAGACCCATGACCTCGACCAATTGGATTGGGCGCTCACATCGATAGCCGAAACCGGGTCGATACGACCATACTCCACACCCACCAAACACCCATTGCACTGCACCAACTGCGGCAAGGAATGCAGGCCGCACGCCGGCACCCCGATCCTCTGCAAACAATGCAAGGAAAACCTCCGAAGAAGAAAAACAAAACCATGAACAACCTGGACAAGTACATCCACCGATGCCGGTTGAACCTCGAACCCCACCACCTCCAACCCGCAGACGAAACCGACGACAAACATTGCATCATCTGCGACATCAGCGGCGCTCGCCGGCATATCCGCATGGACGGTCTATGCATCAACTGCCACCTCAAATGGAGACGCAAACACGATCCCGCATACCGCAAGCGGATCAACGCCTACCAGCATCGATGGCAGCAGGAGCATCCCAACGAATTCCGCGAAATGAAACGCCGCTACGAGCAGAGGAAACGAGCAAAGGAACACCAATGAGCGTCAAAACCTACACAGACTCCACCACACGAATCATCACCAAAACCATCGAAGAACACGTCTGGGAAATCCGCTGCGACGCCATCGGCTGCAACAACAGCCTCGAATTCCGGGAAAACCAGGACACCGGAGACATCACAGCAGACGGCGACTACACCGGCCCCGATATGGACAACGAATGGCTCAACATCCACGACACCAACACCGCCATCCAAACCGCACTCCAACACGGCTGGCAAGAAGGCAACAAAGGCATCCAACGAGGCCACCTCTACTGCCCCACACACAACGAAAACCAATAAAACACCAACAACCAAAAAAGAAACAACGCCGGCGCTCGCCGGCATAGGGAAAGGAGAACCGATGACCGCACTGCTTGTTGGACGATTGCGCGAACTCGCGACGCAGACCCATCTGCTCGAGACGAAGGTGAGCTCTCTTGGCTGGATGGCCGGCGCCGGCGCGCAGACGTTGAAATCAATGACCCGCGCCCAGGCGCATCTCATGCTCGCCGAATGCGATCTGCTGGACGCGCTCGAAGCGGACGAAAAGAAGGAGAAAAACAATGAGTGATTACAAGCAGCGGATGATCCGCGAACATCGAGAATTGCAGGAGCGTATCGGCAAGCTGGCGCACATGCTTGAGGGCTACGCGGAGGGCACGTTGGACTTCACGCCCGCGTGCTCCTTCCAGCTCCTTGAAAGCCAATTGTACGCGATGGGGACATACGCGAACATCTTACAGGAGCGTGCGCGTATCGAACAGGTGGATTTGAACGCGCCTCTTGAGGGAGGTGAGTCTGGTGAGGTTTCACAGGATTAGCCCGTGTCCTCGTTGTGGGGGCAAGGTCAAGGCGAAATGGGAGCGGGACGGCGTGCAGTGGTTGCCTGAATACACGTTCTTTATCGTGATGTTCCGCTGCACTGTCTGCGGGCTCGGCTTCGAGGGAGGTTGTTCACGGAAGCCCGCCCCGTATCAGTTGCAATACAATATCGCCGCTTGGAACCGCATATGCAACGGTGATAAATGCTTCACGTTGACCTACATGAGTCAGGAAGACGGACGATGAGCACTCTAGATATTCTGGGCAACACGAGCGAGCAGGCGGATTCGATACGTCTGATGCTCAAAGTGCGGGGCATGAAGGACGGTCGTTTCATCGACGCCGACCCGCTCATTATCCTCAAGGCCGACAACCATCAAGGCTCCGACAGGTGGGACGTGTATGTCAGCAAGACGGTGTATCCGACCGCCGAATCGTATGGCACGCTCGCCGGCGTGCTGAGGATGCTCGCCGACGACGTGGAAGTGGAGGTCATGGCGCGAGAGAAGGAAATAGGAGGCGGACAATGAGTGACTGCTACTTGTGTCGTAAACCGTTGCACGGCGATAGTTCCTCGGTGGACATCAAGCGTTGGGACCCGCGGCGCAACGTGTTCTTCGATGAGCCGCGGCGGGCCTGCGCCGAATGCGTCCGACGTCGGAACGGATACCAATCCCGACGTGCCAAAGCCCGACGTGTTGCGGCCCGCGTCCTGCTTAACAAATGGTTAGACAAACAAATGGAGGTGGACGATGAGTTGGCTTGATGACCTCTACCGGATAGTCGGCAAAGGCGACGTGCGGGACTCCGATTTCATTCTCAACGGCGAAAGCTTTTACTGCCCCCAATGTGGCAGACACCTGAAGGCTGCTACAGGAACCGTGAAAGGCTCCGAGGAGAAACGCTATCGGTTCAAGTGCGTTGACCGAATGCATTACCGCACCAAATGGCATGAGTCGTATCAGGCCGCGTTGATGGAAATGATCAAGACGTTCGAGAAAGGGGAAACCGTATGAGCAAGATTCAGCTTACAGACCATTTGACCGCGCGAATCAGCGCGGAAGGCACCTGCGGCCATTATCGAGCCAAAATCTACGAGGACGGCGACTTCAGAGACTTCCTGTACGCCATGAGCCTCAAACGTCTCAAGCGCAAATGCGAGAAGTATGCGAAGCGTGAACGCAAGGCCATCGCATATGTCGCCACGCTCAAGGAGGAATCATGAGCGTAAGCAGTCTCAAACGCGAGGAAATACTCAAATGGCATCGGAGCAAAGCGGCCACGCCCGAATACACGGCGAAACTGCTCGGCGTGCCACTGGATGAGGTGCTGTACATCATCGCCCATCCTGAAACGCCCGCACCCCACAAGGATGATTTCACGCCCGAATTCATCGAACCATTACTCTGAATTCAGCGTAAAAACACTGAATTCAGAGTAAAAAAACGAAACCCTCCACCGAAAAGATGGAGGGCACGCTCACCAAGCACCATGATAGCCGGAACGTGGAGGGTTTCAAACAATGTTCATCCAAACCGAACCATGCCAATACTGCGGCAACCAGCAGGTAGAGGCACCGTGGACACTCTGCCGGAACTGCCGCCGCCAGTACGCGAAAACACTCCACCGGCTCCGCCATGACATGATGCTCCTGCAACAGGTGTCCCGTCACGCCTACAAGCTCGGAGAACCCGGAGCGGGCGGCAAACCGCAAGGAGGCGCGGCGCCCGCGCCCATCAACCTCCACGCGCAGGACATGCTTGACCAGATCGAGGACGGCTTGCAGGACATGTGGAACGAAACCGGCGTGGAAAGCCGTCCGAGATGGCAGACCCTGCTCAGGGACTCGCCACGACGACTGCCCGACCTATGCCGCGCCAGCCGTTCGGGACATTGGCTGACATGGCTCATCCACACCTGCGAGCGCATCGAACCGCTCGTGGACCGCAGGCCGCGCACGCGCCGGATAATCGGCGTCTGCCCCGAATGCGGACGCGAGGTCATGGCTGCGAAGGGAGAATCGCTGCTGCTATGCAAATGCGGCAACCCAATCAACGTGGTCGAGCTGCGCGAGCAGAGCCGAGACAAGGCCGAGGCAATCCACCTGACCAAGACCCCTGCGGGCATGAGCCAGTGGCTCAAGGACAACTACGGATACGAGGTCAGCCGCAAGCAGATCAGCAACTGGCTCAACCGCGGCAAGCTGCCCAGCAGCAAGCCGGTCGATGACGGCTACTGGGAGTTCAACATACGGGAGATTCTGGCGTTGGCGATGGGTTCCAGCGGCCGCCCGGCTTGACATAGTGTAGCCTGTGAGATACAATAAGGGTATGGAAATCAAGCAAACCGCCGAATACCGCAAGTGGTTCAAGAAACTCAGGAACCGCGAGGCGAAAGCCGCCATCCAAGCCCGGCTCGACGCCTGCAAGCTCGCCGGCAGGCCGTTCGGCGACATCAAACCCGTGGGAGGCCCGGTCAGCGAGATGCGGTTCCACATCGGAGCCGGATACCGCGTCTACTTCACCACGCGCGGCAACGTGCTCATGCTGCTGCTCGCAGGCGGCGACAAAAGCACCCAGCAGACCGACATCAAACAAGCCCACGCCATACTCGACGACTACAAGGAGCAGCAATGAGCACCGAAATCACCGACTACGACACCAGCGAATACCTCGAAAACGAACAGGACATCATCGCCTACCTCAACGCCATAGCCGAATACGACGACCCCGCACTCATGCAGGCCGCACTCGGCAACGTCGCCAAGGCTCGAGGCATGACCCAGATCGCCAAGGACGCGGGCGTGGGGCGCGAAAGCCTCTACAAAAGCCTCAGCAAGGACGGAAACCCCAGCTTCCAGACCATCGCCAAGGTAATCCACGCCCTCGGCGGACGCCTTACCATCCAAGCCGCCTGAAAAAACAAAACACAGACAGGAGTAGGGTGAATCCACCCCGTGGTATACTCCGTATCAGGATAAGTGTGAAAGCCTCTGGGACATACATCTCAGGGGCTTTACTCATATCCTCCGTATCTCATGGGCTGAGAGTACTCCGCCGGCAGCGTCCAAAGCGCCGGTGCCAGTCAGCCCGCCACGGCTTGCGTACGGTAGAGGACTAACCGGTCACGCTGGGATAGCGTGACATCCAGTAAACACTGCCACTGGATCGCGAATTCGAATCTCGCCCAAGCCACCAAACACACAGGATGGGAACATGAGCAACAAGGCAGGCTCAGGCCGATACCAAAATGGAGCAGCCCGCCGCAAATGCAAGGCCAGACACATCGCAGCCGAAGGACCAATACCGATCTGCCCGCTGTGCGGCAAACCCATAGACCTCACACTCAAAACACCACACCCACTCAGCTGCGAACTCGATGAGATCATCCCATACAGCCGAGGCGGATCACCAACCAGCTATGACAACACACAACTCACACACAGAATCTGCAACCAAAGAAAAAGCAACAAAATAATCGCCAACACCACAGGCCACCAAAACACAAAAAAACAACCACAAAACACCATCCCAATCAGCCGCCAATGGTAACCGGGGGCCATACCCTCCCCCTCCCATGCAAGGCTCCCCACAGGTCATAGCGCCGCCATCCCCCCGCAACCCGTGTGGCTCTTCGCACGTTTGGTCGCCGGGGTGCCTGCGTGGGCCTGTGTGAGCCGTTCCGGCATGGTTTTGATGGTTTTGTCCCGTTGTTTTCCGGGGCTGTTACGTTTGATTCTCCGAAGTTTTGATATGTCACGAAATTAGTGTTGCGAATCGTTGGAATATATGCTATAGTAATAGCTATGGTCAACCAATGTAGGAATTGCGGCCATTTCTTCAAACCCACACCAAACCCTAGGCGTCCGAGACTGTTTTGCTCGGACAGATGCCGCAAGGCGTGGAGCCGCAAACATCAATTACCCGAAGAGCTCAAGTCGCTGCCCCGTTGGGTGCGCGCCGTCGGTAAGCGTCCGATCCAGTGTGATGGGTCGCCGGCCAGTTCGACCGACCCCGATACCTGGGCATCATATTCGGAGGTCATGCGTTCCGTAGCCGGTGACGGCTACGGTATCATGCTCGGCGATGGGCTAGCGTGCTGGGATTTCGACCATGTGGACCCCGCTGACCCGCCCGCGCAGGCGGTGGAACTGTTGTCCGAAGCGATCTATGCGGAGGTTTCGACCAGTGGACATGGTTTGCATGTGTTCGTCCGTTCGTCGGAGCCGAGTTTCCGGCGTGACGGCGTCGAGTTTTATTCGCATTCGCGGTTCATCCGCATGACGGGGAGGAGGTGGCCGAAGTGACCACGGTTATTCGCAATCAGGGTACGAGTCTGGCGGTGCGTGAGAAGCTGGCCGCTGATGGCAGGCCCGTGTTGTTGGCGTTTTCGTGCGGCAAGGATTCTATCGCCGCGTGGCTGGCGATGCGGGATATGGGCATCGAGGTCGTTCCCGCGTATTTGTACTATGTGCCCGGTTTGAGGTTCGTGGACGAGGAGCTGGATTATTTCGAGCAGAAGTTCCAGACCAGGATCAGGCGCTATCCGCACCCGTCGCTGTACCGGTGGTTGAACAATGCGGTGTTCCAGGCTCCCGAACGGTTGAGGTTTATCGAGGCGGCGCGTTTGCCTGAGCCGTCGTATGAGCAGATGTGGGATTTCATCCGCGCCGACGTGGGCTTGGATAAGAACACGTGGTGTGCTGATGGTGTGCGTGCGGCCGATTCGATTCAGCGTCGTGGCGCGTTCGTCCAGTACGGGTACTGGCGGCGCAATCTCAAGAAGGTCAGTCCTATCGGGGATTGGCTCAAGGGCGAGGTATTGGACTGCATCAGATCGCATGATATCGAGCTGCCGTGTGATTATGCGTGGTTCGGGCGTTCGTTCGATGGCATCGATAAGAGGTTCACCAAGGTGCTCAAGGACAAGGCTCCGGACGATTACGCGACGCTGCTTGAATGGTTCCCTTTGTTGGAGGTGGATCATGTCAGGTGATTTCCGATTCGACTTTTCCAAGAAGTCCAAGGGCAAGAAGGCTGTGAAGCCGGTGCCGGAGGATCTGGACGAGAACGCGAAGGAGTACCGGGAGCGCGCCCGTGCGGAGCGCAAGCGTTTCGTGGATGCGACCGACACCGAGTTCTGGCTGTGCCTGTGTTTCCCCTCCCCCGCCGAGATGGCGCGGTGGCGTGAACGGTTTGGCTTCGGCGAAAACCACCGGATCTATGCGTACCGTGATGTCGAGAAGCTACTCGCCCCGTACAAGCCGGCCAAGTCGTCCGCCGTGGCGTTCGGTGCCGGCGTCGGCTTCGGTGGTGGTCTCGGGTTCGCGGAGAAGACGCCTGACCCGCTCGCCGATGTCAAGTACTCCGATGATCTGGAGAAGGATTGTCTCGCCGAGTTCGCCGCCCTGCACAGGGCGCTGGTTTCGGCTTGCAGTCCCAGGAAGCTCGTGGAGCCGACCGATTCCGAATACTGGTTCGCCATCGCGTTCCCGTTGCGAGACGACAAGGATTCTTTCCTTGCCGAGTATGGTCTTCGCAAACTCGGAGATAAATACCTCGATGGTATGGCCGTAGCTCGGAAGCTGGGAGGTGAGTTATGAGGCGAGTCCGTTATGCGAGCACCAACGATATCCGCTATACGGGGTATGGGCGTCGCTCTTCCGGTTCATCCGGTGGCGGTGTGTCCGCCCTGCGTGTGAGTGCGTCCCGTTCTGCGTCGCGATCGAGCGGATCGTGAACCGGTAAACAATATTTTTTCGTTCAAGCCGTCCCTATGTGGCGGCTTTTTCATTGGGAGGTTCTCATGCGACGCGGCTCTTCTTCGGCTTCCCGCTCGTCCAGCAGCGGGAGCGGCGGCAACTCATCCCGCTCACGCTCGAAGGGCTCAACGCTTTCCGGCGTCGGCTTCTCGAAAGAGCGAATATCCCAATACCGCAAACAGGGCTTATCCGACGAACGTATATCGAAGCTATGGCAGGATACCCTCAAGATGCGCGCGTTGATGAAGAAACGCAAGGAACAGGGAGTCAGCGATCTTGAAGCCGGCGTTTCTCAGTCATGGAAGAACGCCCAGGCACGCCGAGACCGGGCGTTCGACAAGCGGTTCAACGACGAATGGAACAGATACCGCAGTGCAGGCTGGAAACGGTAGATCCCGATTTTTCTTGTCCACATCGTTACTGGAAAGGAGGTGGATCGTGCGTAACCTGTTCCAGCGTGCCGGTAGTGCGGTGCGTAATGTGGCCGGTCGTATCCGCAGCGCTTTTTCTCGCGGCGGCTCGCGTTCCTCCGGCTCCTGATCTTGTTGTCTCTTGTGATTGGAGAATCTCGTGGCACGACGCACAAAGGTTCAATCTGAATCTGAATTCTTGGCCGAGCGTGGCTTGTCGAGTCCGATAAGCGGTTTTGCGGACGACAAGATGCGCTCGAACCGGCAGATTCGCACCAGCCGCGGAGCGAAGGCATTTCAAAAAGCCGCTCAACGCGCGTCATCTGATTACCATACGCAGAGAGAATCCGCACGTGCGGAATACCGTTCTCGGGTTCAATCCGGCGCGGTACGTCCTCCCTCTTCCGTTGAAAAAGCATTGAAAACGGCGCAGGGTAATTCCGATAATGAAGCCGTAAGGGCCGCGCGTCGTATTCTCGCCAAGCGAGGTATTGACTGGAAAACCGGCAAGCGACTCGCTCGGGGGAAAGTGGCGTCCCGTTCATCTGGCTCCTGATTTCTCGATGGAGGTGGTTGTCATGCGTCCGAGATACGTGCAGGGCGAGTTTGATTTCTCTCGTGCAGCCGGTTCCGCTCGCGCTAGCCGCTCCAGCGGCTCCTAGACATTGATTCGAGGTGATCCAGTTGGCCAAGACCGCGACAGTACAGCCCAACCTGCCTGACGGCATCGAATGGCCCGAGGCGACCGTGCGATGGTGGGAGCATTTGGCTTCAACACCAGGCGCGGACTCGTGGACGGAGGCCGACTGGGACAACCTCATGAACGCCGCCCTGATCCACGCGGACATCTGGGGTTCCGGCAATTTCGCCAGCGTGCCCATACTGAACAAGCTGTTGCAGGATTACGGGATCACGCCAGCCGCACGCAGCCAGATCACGCAGGCGAAAGTGAAACAGCAGGAGCGGCATACGCCGCTCGATGAGATAGCCGAACGACGGAAGCTGAGGGTGATCGAGGGTGGCAAGACGAAGAGGCGTACAGGAACCTAGCTTCGCTCTGGTTCCCAAGCACGCGCAGTCCGAGGGAGGAGAGGCGTGCGCGCTCGCCGCCGGCTACGACATGAAGCCGGACAAGTGGCAGCGCATCGTGCTTGATGGGTGGCTCGCCACGGATTCGAAGCTGCAATGGGCGGCGTCGGATTGCGGGTGCGCGGTGCCGCGCCAGAACGGCAAGAACGCGATTCTCGAGTTCACGGAGCTGTACCTTGCCGCGATCCTCGGCATGAAGATCCTGCACACGGCGCATGAGGTGAAGACCTGCCGCAAGCATTTCCTGCGCATGAAATACTACTTCGAGAACGCGCGCAAGTTCCCCGAACTGTCGGAACTGGTCACCTATATCCGGGCCACGAACGGCCAGGAGGCCATCGTGTTGAAGAACGGTGGCAGCATCGAGTTCATCGCCCGTTCGAAGAGTTCGGGCCGTGGCTTCACGGTGGACGTGCTGGTATGCGACGAGGCGCAGGAGCTGACCGACGAGCAGATGGAGGCCATACAGCCCGCCATCTCGTCGGCACCCTCGGGCAATCCGTTGACCATCTACACGGGAACGCCGACCCCGCCGACCTCTCCGGGCACGGTGTTCGCGCGCATGCGCCGCAACGCGCATCGCGACAAGCCGCCGAAGAACCTGTGCTGGTTCGAATGGGCGGCGAACGAGATCGGCGACGTGCACGACCAGCAACGCTGGTACCGATACAATCCATCGCTCGGCACCCGACTGCTGAAAAGCGTGGTCGTTTCCGAATCGGAGAAGATGACCCCTGACGGTTTCGCCCGCGAACGTCTCGGCTGGTGGAACGATCAGGCCGGCGCGCTGTCCGATATCGATGTTGACGAGTGGGCCAAGTGCAAGACCGACAAGCCCTGCATGGACGGCTACAACTCGTATGCGGTCAAGTTCAGCGCGGACGGCGCGAACGTCACCCTCGTGGCGTGCGTGCGCCCGCCCAGCAAGTCGGGTGAATTGCCTCACGTGGAGGTCATCGCCTCGCGCAGCATGCGCGGCGGCACCGGTTGGCTGGCCGACTGGCTGACCGCCGAGAAGAACGGTGCGGAACGATGGCGCAACGCCATCGGCATCATCATCGACGGGCGCGTGGGAGCCCCCACCCTGGTCAACAGCCTCATCGACAAGGGCGTGTCGAAAAGAGTGATCGTGGTTCCGCGCCCTTCCGACGTGGCGGACGCTTGTTCGATGCTCGAACAGGCCGTGAACGACCATGGGCTTACCCATTTCGGCCAGCCTCTGCTTGACGAGGCGGTGGGTCATGCGAAGCACAGGAAAATCGGCGACGGGTTCGGCTACGAGACGTCCATGGAGAACATCGACGTGAGCCCCGTGGAAGCGGTGGCTCTCGCGTATTGGAACGTCAAGACTTCCAAACGTCATCCAGGCAGAAGAGCGAAGGCGGTGGCATTCTGATGCAGATTCCCAGTCTTGAAGGCGTGCAGGTCGATGATCTGCCCGACGAGTGCCGAGAACCGTGGGATTTGATGATACGTCAATGGTCCCAGAAGCTCGAACGTAACCTTTTACGAACCAAATACTACGACGGACGAAACGAGCTTAAGAATCTGTCCATCGCCGTGCCGGACAGCATGGCGGGGATAAGCGAGGTCGTGGGCTGGCCGCAGAAATCGGTGGACGCTTTGGCCGACCGCATCGTGTTCGATGGTTTCGTCGGAGTCGGCGCCAACAGCCGCGACCCGTTGGGTTTGGATTCGATTCTTTCAGACAACGACTTCGACGTGGAACTGCCGCAGGCCATCCGCAGCGCGCTCACCCATTCATGCTCGTTCCTGAACGTGCGCAGCGCGGAACCGGAAGACGGCCTGCGTTCCAAGGTGTCGGTATCGTTCCGCAGCGCCCTCTACGAGACGGGCCTGTGGGATTACGCCCGTCGCGGACTGTCGGCGGCGTTGTCGATAACCGATATCGACCGCTCCCAGTACGCGCAGACGAACACCATCGTGCCTTCCGAACTCATGCTCTACATGCCCGGCTACACGATTCGCATCCGCCGCACGCAATCAGGCCGCTATCATGCGGACGCTCCCCGGAACACGTACATGGATCACGTGCCCGTGTACCTGATCCCCTACCATCAGGACCTGAACCGCCCCTTTGGCCGCTCGCGCATCAGCCGCGAGGTCATGAGCATCACCGACACGGCGGTGCGCACCATGCTGCGCATGGAGGTAAGCGCCGAATTCTATTCGAGCCCGCAACGCTATCTCATCGGCGCGGACGAACCGCCAGAGGACAAGAACGGCAAGAAACTGACCGGCTGGGAAGCCACCATCTCGAAGATGCTCAACATCAGCCTCAACGAGGACGGCCAAGCGCCCACCATCGGCCAGTTCACGCAGATGACCATGCAGCCGCACACCGACATGCTTCGCGCCCTCGCGGCACGCATGAGCGGCGCGACCGGCGTGCCGCTCAGCCAGTTCGGCGTGATGACGGATTCCGGCCCCTCCTCGTCCGAAGCGATCATGGCGGCCGAAAGCGAGCTCGTCATCGAGGCGAAGAACGCCTGCCGCGCCATCGGCGTGCAACTACGCAAGGCCGCGAGGGACATCGCCATCCTCAACGGCACCAGCGAAGACAGCGACGAGCTCAATCGGCTTCAGGTCAACTGGCGTGACCCCGAACGCCCATCGCAGGCCGCGCTCTCCGATGCCATCGTGAAGCAGGTGACGGCCATCCCATGGCTCGCCAACTCCGACGTGATTCTGGAAAAGCTCGGCTACACGGATTCCGACATCACACGCCTATTGGCCGACAAGCGCAAGGCCGAGACCCGCAGCGTGCTTGACTCCCTCGTGAACGGAGGCAACAAGGATGACGGACAACCAACAGCTGAATCAGCTACAGGCCAGCCAAATCAGGGCGGTGGAACTGGCTCGCCGCGATCTGGCGAAACTGTGGGAGACGCTGCAACAGCTCAGCCCTGAATGGCAGCGTGACATGCTGCTCGACTACGTGCCGCAACTGGTCGCCAAATACGGCGACCTCGCGGCACAGGCCGCCTACGAATGGTATATGCGCGTTCGCGGCGAATCGGTGCCCGACCCGTGGGAGTATGACCTGTCCGACTCGTTTCCCGGCGACGGCATCGACAAGACCATACGCTGGCAGGCCGGCCACCTATGGACGGACCCGCAGACCATGCAGGCGTATCTTGTCGGTGCGATGCAACGCTGGGTCATGTATTCGGGGCGCGAAACCATCGCCCGCCTGTGCGAGCACGACCCGTCCGAACCCCGGTACGCGCGCGTGCCGAGAGGCGCGAAGACGTGCGCGTTCTGCACGATGCTCTGCTCGCGCGGCTGGGTGTACCGCAGCGAGAAGACCGCGAAATACGCCAAAGGCTCGTTCAGACTGTTCCACGACGACTGCGACTGCCAGATCGTGCCCGAATGGGACAGGGACCAAGCTCACATCGAGGGTTATGACCCCGACCGCATGTACTCGGAATACATGCACGCCCGCAGCCTCATCGAGAACGGCGGCCTGGACGACGACACCTATCGGATGATAAAGGCCACCACAAAAGGCAATCCCGACAATCCCAACGACCCGAACACGCTTGTCTACCTGATGCGCCGGCTTTACCCAGACCGATACAAGGACGGGTATGGAGTACCCAGACCGTCCCGTTCGCACTGAATTTTCCCCAACCACCCGCACGGGTGGTTTTTTATGCCCGAAACGGGCCCAACCCACTAGGAGGAACCATGACCGAAGAGGCCAACGGCAACCAGCAGGCGGCATCGACCGAGAACGGAGCGAAGCCGCCCGAAATCGACTACGAGGCCAAATACAAGGAGGCCGTCGCCCATTCCCGCGAATGGGAGAAACGCGCCAAGGACAACAAGACAGCCGCCGACGAACTGCAACAGCTCAAGGAGGCCCAACTGTCCGAAGCCGAAAAGACAGCCAAGCACATCAAAGAGCTTGAAGCCAAGAACGCCGCCTACGAGGCGGAAAAACAGCAGAACGAATGGAAGACGCAGGTCTCCAAGGAAACCGGCGTGCCCATCGCACTGCTCCACGGCTCCACCCTCGAAGAAATGCAAGCCAACGGCAAGGCGCTCGCCGACTACATCGCCGAGAAGACCAAGCCGAAGGTGCACGCCTCCTCCGAATCCAACCAGCCGCCCGCACCATCCGACACATCCGGCGATTGGCTTCGCGATCAGTTCCTCAAGCAGAAACGCAAATAATCCACCTCATAGAAAGAAGGTATGACGATGGTTTCCAACGTGAACTCCATCATCACCAGCGGCGACCTCGGCGGCGGACTCATCCCCACCGAATACGCCACCCAGATTATCCAGGACGCTCCCAAGTCGAGTGTGTCCCTGACCCGTATGCGTCAGATTCGCATGAGCACCCGCACGCGCACGCAGCCGGTGCTTGACTCCAAGCCGATCGCCTACTGGGTGGGCGGTGATACCGGCCTGAAACAGACCACGAAGATGAAATGGTCGGGCCTGAGCATCACGGCCGAGGAACTTGCGGCCATCGTGCCCATCCCGGAGGCCGTTATCGCGGATTCCGGCATCCCAATCTGGCCGGAGGTCATGCCGCGTCTGGCTTCCGCGCTCGGCTACAAGCTGGACCAGGCGACCCTTTTCGGCGTGGACAAGCCGTCCAGCTTCCCGGACGGCATCATCCCGCAGGCCATCACGGCGGGCAACACGTTCCCCCAGGGCAAGGACCTCGCCAAGGACGTTGCCAGCATGGGTCAGAAGCTCGCCGAACAGGGCTTCGCCATGAACGGCTTCGCCGGCAAGCCGGGCCTGAACTGGGAGCTTATCGGCCTGCGCAACGCCAACGGCACCCCGATCTACGTGCCGTCCCTCGCCTCGGGGGCCCCGTCCACCCTCTACGGCTTCGGTCTCAACGAGGTCGACAACGGCGCGTGGGATTCCACCAAGGCCGTGCTGCTCGGCGCGGACTGGTCGAACTTCGTGGTCGGCATCCGTCAGGACATCACCTACAAGATGCTTGACCAGTCGGTTATCTCGGACGATAACGGCAAGGTGATTCTGAACCTCGCCCAGCAGGATTGCGTCGCCATGCGAGTCGTGTTCCGCGTCGGCTTCCAAATCGCCAACCCCATCAACGACGTGCAGCCCGACAAGACGAAGCGCTTCCCCGCCTTCGTGATCGCAGCCCCAAAAGTGTGACGCCGGCACCCCAATCCATCGAGACCAGTCCTGAAACCGTCACCGTTCGAGCCGGCGAAACAACCAATGTGACGGTACGTGTCCTGCCGGAGGGCGCAGACCAGACGGTGACCGCGACTGTCGCTGACAAGTCCATCGCCACGGTGGTGTCCGATGACTGACAATACCGTGTTCGCCCCTCACGAGGATCTGGAAGCCCGGTGGCATCCTCTCACCGACGCGGAACGGGCGCAGGCGGACATGCTGCTGGCCGCAGCACGCGGCTTCGGCATCATCGCATTCTGACATTAAGGAGGCCGTCATGGTCGATGAAACGGAAGAAAACCCATTTGCCACGCATTTGGAATTGGCCAAACGCTGGAAGCAGATGCCGGACGACCCCGATTATGTGGATCAGCGTCTGGCCGATGCCTCGCAGTTCCTCCGCGAACAATGCCCGGATTGGCGGAACATATCGCAGGCGACGCTTGAACGCATCGCCTGCGAACTCGCCAAGGACGCGATCTCATCCGACATGCAGACCGAGGGCGCTGGTTTCGACACCACCGGTGCCAGCAATCTCAGCCTCACGGCGGGCAATTTCACCCAGTCCATGACATTCGCGAACCCTCGCGGCGAATTCTACCTGTCCAAAGGGCAGAAGAAGGCGCTCAGGCTCACCGGCCAACGCTTCTACAGCATCGACCTGTCAAACGGGGAGGCGTCATGAGAGGCGAGACCGTGAAAGTGATGCGATACACGCCGACCGGCGAGACCGACCCCGGCGGCTCGCCAGTCACGAAGGTCGATATCGAGTCGGTGGACAACGTGCTCGTCTCACCAGGCGCGATGAGCAACGCCACCGACTCGATTCGACCTGACGGCGTGACCGTTGCATTCACCTGCCTCTTCCCCCGCAGCTACGCATACCGGAGTCTGCGCGGGGCGAGTGTGCGCATCAATTCACATGACTACGAGGTGATCGGAGACCCGAGACCATTGGACGGCGGAATGAAGCCGACTGCATGGAACCTCACGGTCGAAGTCACCGACGCGGAGGGATAGTGCATGAAACGGGTGAAACTGCATTATTCGGCATTCCAGGCGTACAGGCGCAACGAGGGCGCTCGCGCCGCCTTGTCGGAGGCACAGAAGATCGCGGCCCGCGCCAACTCCATGGCCGCGCCGACTCACGCGGGGCAGCCGTCGTACACGGCGGAGGGCCCGCGGGCGAACGAGAAGGGCGCGACGGTGCTCGTGCATACGGATAATCTCGCCGCGCGCATCGATAACGCCGTGCGCGACACGCTCGCCAAGGCGTTGGGAGGCGGCTGATGAACGCGGAGAAGCTGGTCATGGACTGGCTCAACGCGGCACCCGAACTCAAGGATTATCCCGCGAGCTTCGAGGTTCCCGCCGAATCCAGCGCCACGAACCGTATCCCGTTCGTCACCGTGGAACGCACGGGAGGTTCGGAAGGCCGGTTCGTGTCGAGACCATTGATCGCTGTGCAGGTGTGGGCCGCTTCACGCTGGGAGGCTTCGGACGTGGCACAGCGTCTCGTGCTGCCACGGTTGAAACGCATCGTTGAACTGCCCGAGGTGGCCGATTGGGATATCACCGGCCTGACCGACTTCCCCATGCCGGACGGACGGCCACGCTACCAGATACTCATCCAGCTCACCGTCAAGACCGACGAATGAGCATCATTTCCAGAAAGGGCCTAATCATGGCTAATGAAACAACAACGAAGAACGATTCCACAAACGTGTCGTTCGGCAAGTTCAAGGTCGGCGGCTACGCGTACGCGGCACCCGTCGGCACCGCATTGCCCACCGATTCGGAAAGCGCACTCGACCCCGCTTTCCAGCTCATCGGCTACCTGTCGGAGGACGGCATCACCAACACGACTGACACCGACACCGCCGAAGTCAAGGACGCGAACGGTACGACCGTGATGAAGGTCATCTCCAGCTACGCCGAATCCTACAAGTTCGTGCTCATCGAGTTCCTGCGCAAGGCAGCGGCGCAGATGCGCTACGGCAACGACGCGGTGACCGGCAAGGACAAGAGCATGGTCATCAAGCATCAGATGCCCGACGATACACCGGTCTCGCTCGTGTTCGAGATCGTTGCAACCGGCAACGTGAAGGACCGTACCGTCATCGGTTCCGCAACCCGTTCCGAATTCGGCGACCGCCAGATGCATTCGAGCGACGTGCTCGGCTATGACCTCACTGTGGCCGCGAACGACATGGGAGATGGCGTCACCTCCATCGAATATATCGGTATCCCAAAAGGCTGACGCCTCTGACTGTGACGGTCTCGGCCTGTGAAGGGGGCCAGACGGTCAATGTGTCGGAGGCTCCAGCATCCGGCCTTCAGCGTCGATACAAGATAACCAGCGCGGACGCGAAACCGGTCGTTGAAAGCGCCACGGTGGTAGACCTCGCGTTCGGTTGGACCGTGTTCCCCTTGGACGGTCAGGTAAACGGCAAGACCGGTCAGGTGGTCACTGTTGTGGATTGCACTGTCAACGGCTCGTATGCGCGTGCCAAGGGCGAGGCCGTGCTGCCGGCCCCGCTGCCGTCCAAACCCACCGGCATCCAGGTCACGCCCGAGTCGTTGACACTCAGGGTCGGCGAGACGGCGGGCCTCGACGTCAAGGTCCTGCCGGAGGGCGCGGACCAGACGGTGACCGCCATGGTCGCTGACAAGTCCATCGCATCGATCTCTCGAAAAGGAGTGAACCATGGCTGATGAAGTATTTAGTGGTGGGGTAAGCGTCACCGGTGTGGAACCCGGAACCACCACAATCGACATCAAGTCGACAACCAATCCGAACATCAGCAAAAAGGTGCCGGTCACGGTCAAATCCCGTAACCTGCTCGCCTACGGTCCCGCGTCGGGCAACGGTCTGACCGCCACCGTCAACAGTGACGGGTCATTGCATGTCACCGGCACCGCCATCGGTCAATGGCGTGGCCTGTCGTGGACGTTCCCATGCCCGGTACAGGGCACCGTGAAACTCAGCGGCACTAGTATCGCCGGTTTGAGCTTCAACATCAAGTGCCTCGACGCCAAGGGGCAGCAACTGGGAGACCAAATGAACTTGGGTAACAGTGTCATGGCAATCCCTGCCGGCACCGTCAGCCTGTTCCTCAACATCATCTCCACCGAGGCCACGCCCACCGCGAAGGACGGCGACATTCGCGTCCAATTGGAATCCGGCGACACCGCGCACGAGTGGATGAAACCCGATGTCACAAGCCTTGAGGGGGGGGGTTATGAGCTAGCGAACCTCGTGCCCTCGTTCGCTTCCCTGTTGCCCTATACCCGGAACGGCGTCACGTTCACCAGCAGGGACGGGCACACCGTGCACGTGAAGGGCACGACGACCGCGTGGGCGCAAATCAACGTATCCGTGCGACTGGACGCGGGCACCTACATGCTCACGTGCGACAACAGCAACGGCTGGAATTACGGAACCCAGTTCGGCGGCATTATCAGCGGTCACGACTCACTGGGCAATCCGTCCGTCAAGCTCGAAACAGGCACCTACACCGTCAACGTGTTCGTCGCCGAAGGGAAGACCGTGGACATCGACCTGACCCCGCGCATCCACCGGCTCGACTAGCCAACACGTCCCCTCGCGGATTCCTTCATTCTCTCCTTGCCGCGAGGGGAATTCTTTTTTAACCGTCAAGGAGAGATTTTTTTTCTTCGAGGAGAACGTCAATGTCACGCAACCGAAACCACCGCCGCGCCAATGTCAGCCAGATTGCAGGACGACCACAGGACCACAAGCAGTCCAAGAATACGGTTCGCCGTGCCAACGTCCGTGGAATCGATATCGATATCGACCCGAAGGTTTTGGACGATTGGGAGTTCATGGAATCGCTCTATGACCTTCAGGCCGATCCGAAGGGCAACGCCTTGCAGATCATCCCGTTCCTACGCCGATTGTTAGGCGACTCATACGACAAGGTCAAGAACGGATTGCGAGGCGCAGACGGGCGCATCGACGGCGAAACCATGGGCACCTTCCTGACCGAGCTGTTCGAGGAGATGGGTAAGGCTTTCCCAAACTCATGACGCTCGTGCTCCTGCTCGACCGCTGCCCCGACCAGTTGGCGGCGGACATGAGAAGGGAGTACGGGCTCGGCATGCACGACCTGGACCCGTCGGAGACGGCCGCACTGGCCGCGAACCTCCCCGCAGGCTCACTCGTCTGGCAGACGTTGGACACGCCGCGCGCGTGGACGTTCGACCAGTATCTGGCCGTGCTGCGCATCGAACAGATGAACCAGTGGATCTGGGCAAACGGCGACCCGAGGAAACGCGGCCCGCAACCCCGGCCGCTGCCACACCCCGGTCAACACCACGCCACGCCGGAAGCAACCGGCCCGGCCATGGAAGCCGGATCAGAGAACCCAGAACCCGATGGCAACACCATCCGTCGCACGCGCACCATCAAGGCCGTTGGCATGAGCGTCGAACAGCTCGACCGATTCATGAGCCAACGGTTCACGACCGTGAACCGTGTGGAGAACCGGCCGCAGACCGGACAACCATAACCGAACAGAGGAAGGCGAAACAATGGTCTATAATCTCGCCACCGCATATGTGCCCATCGTGCCCTCCATGGATGGCGTCGGCAAGGCCATTGAAAAAGCGTTCGGCGACGCATCCAAAACCACCGGCAGTAAGACCGGACAGAGCATCGGCAAGGGACTGTCCGTCGGTTTCGCGGCGAAGGTGGGCGCGGTCGCCGGCATCGCCTCCACCGTGTTCTCCAAGGTAGCCTCGGTGGTCACGGGAAGCCTGAACTCCGCGATCTCGCGCGCCGACCAGATGAACAACTTCCCGAAGGTCATGAAGAACCTCGGCTACAGTTCCGAGGACGCGGCCGCCTCCATCAAGAAGATCTCGAGCGCGCTCGACGGCCTGCCCACCACCAGTTCGGCGATGACGGGCATGGTGCAGCAGCTCGCCCCATTGACCAGCAATCTGGATCAGGCCACGAACATCGCCCTCGCGTTCAACAACGCGATGCTTGCGGGCGGCGCTTCGACCATGGAGCAGGAGAACGCGCTCACCCAGTACACGCAGATGCTGAGCGCCGGCAAGGTCGACATGCAGGCATGGCGTTCGATTCAGGCCGCGATGCCCGGCCAGCTCAATCAGGTCGCCGAGGCCATGCTGGGCGCAGGGAAGAACTCAAACGACCTGTATGAGGCCATGAAAAACGGGTCAATCAGTTTCGATGATTTCAACAAGAAGGTCATGGAACTGAACCAGAACGGTTTCGGCAAATACGCCTCGTTCGCCCAGCAGGCCAAGGACGCGACTCAGGGCATCGGCACGGCCATGGAGAACGTGCAGAACCGTGTCGCCAAGGCCGTGCAGAAGGTCATCGACGCGGTCGGCGTGGAGAACATCGCCGGGGCGATCAACGGTTTCAGCTCCCAGTTCGGCAAAATCGGCGACGCGGCGGCGGGCATGGTCACCGGCGTGAAAGGCTGGTTCGGCAAGGCGGCGCAGGCCGCGCAGCCGCTTGTGTCGATCTGGCAGTCCGATTTCGGCCAGCTCGGAGTGTATCTGAAAGGTCTGGCGTCGAACGCGCAGGCGTTCGGCGGGAGTCTGCTCGATGTCGTCACGAATGGCGGGGGCTTGCAGAACTTCCTCACGGGATTGAACAACATCATCTCCCCTCTCGTCAACTGGTGGATCGCGCTTACCCGCAACGTGAGCATCTTCATCGGCACGCTTTCCGACAGCGGCGGCGTGCAGGCGTTCCTCGCTTCGCTCAGCGAACTCTGGAAGGGCCTCACGCAACTCGGTCAGGGATTGTCAGACGCAGTAACCGGTTTCCTCGCGGTCGGTCAGAACGGTGGCGTCGCAGCCTCCATCGGCCAGCTCGTGGGCGACGCATTCAACGCCGCCGCCCCATTTGTCGAAAAACTCGCGTCCACATTGCAGTCGCTTGGTGATTGGGCGATCGGCAACGGCGATGCGATACGAACCATCATTGCTGGCATCGCGGGTGGTTTCGCGGCGTTCAAGACGGCGAGCCTCATATCCGCAGCCGTCACCGCATTGAAATCGTTCGACGCGGCGGCGAAAATCGCCGCAGCCGGACAATGGGTGCTCAACGCGGCAATGAACGCAAACCCAATTGTTCTCGTGGTCACCGCGATAGCGGCCCTTGTGTCGGCTCTTGTCTGGTTCTTCACGCAGACCGAGACAGGCCGCAAGGCGTGGGCGGCGTTCACCTCGTTCCTCTCTTCCGCGTGGCAGTCGGTGGTGTCGTTCGTCACCGGTCTCGGCCAGAACATCGCGAACTTCTTCACGCAGACGATTCCTAACGCGATCCAATCCGTCATTCAATGGTTCCAGCAACTGCCTTCAGCAATCGGAACGGCGTTGTCGAACCTTATCACGTCGATTGGCACGTGGGCGGTGAGCTTCGGCCAGTCGGCATTGCAGGCGGGCCAGCAGTTCGTCTCGAACATAGCGAACTTCCTCACGAACCTTCCGGCGACGATAGCCTACTGGCTCGCCTACGGCATCACGTTCGTGGTGCTGTGGGCCGCACAGCTCGGCTCTCAGGCGATTTCTGCGGGCCAGCAGTTCCTCACGAACCTCGGCACGTTCCTTATGCAGCTGCCGGGCAACATATGGAACTGGCTGACCTCCACGGTCGCGTCGGTGGCGAGCTGGGCCGCGCAGATGGGTGCCAACGCGCTTTCCGCAGGCTCCCAGTTCCTCAGCAACGTCGGCACGTTCATCTCCCAGCTTCCGTCGAACGTAGGCTCATGGCTGAGCGGTGCGATAAGCGCCGCAGCCAGCTTCGTCGGGCAAATGGCGTCGAACGCGGTCAACGCCGGCTCACGGTTCCTTTCGTCCATCGGCTCCTACATTTCGCAGGTGCCCGGACGCATCGGCGCCGGGCTTTCCGGCGCGATAAGTGCGGTTGGCTCGTTCGCCAGCAGCATGGCATCAGGCGCGTTGCGGGCGGGACAGCAGTTCCTCAGCAATCTGGTCAACACGCTTGCATCCATACCGGGACGCATGGTGTCCATCGGCTCGCAGATCGTGCAGGGCATAATCAACGGCATCACGGGCAGTATCGGCCAAGTCGGCAGCGCCATTCTCGGCGGCGTGAAAGACGCCATCGCCGACGTGAAGAACATGCTCGGCATCCACTCGCCATCACGCCTGTTCCGCGACCAGATAGGTCGGAACATCGGCCTCGGCCTCGCCCAGGGCATCAGCAACAGCCAAGCTGCCGTCATGGCCAGCATGAACGACATGGCCTCCGGTGTCGCATCTACGAGGTTCACGACCCCGGACGTAGCTGCCGGATACGGCGTGAAGTCAGTTGGAACCGCCGTTCCCACAAGCAGCGAAACATCGTCCGGTGAGCTGCTTGGCGAACTCCTGTCGGAGCTGCGCGCACTGCACGCGGATATGCCGCTGATTATGGAGAAGCTTGGCATCGAGGTGGATGGTCGTGAACTCGGAAGGGTGATACGCAATGCGATCGCTTAGTTATATATGCGCCTCGACCGGTGAGACGATCCCACTGGAAGGGCCCGGTATCTGGGCTCAGACGGCGGATGGGCTGCGTGGACGCGAATGGTCGTACACCCTCGGATACCGGAGTCTGACCGGAGTAAGTCGTACGGCGCGCGAGGCCGAGCTTGACCTAACCTATGTCCGCTGCCCCGAGAAGGTGGACTGGACGCGCCGCCTGTTCGATGCCGACGTTGCCGCAGGAACGCCGGGCATGTTTGATGCTGACGGCTGGACGACTCGCGCCTACGTGGTCAAGGCGGAGCCGCAGACCATCACGCCGGTGATAATCCAGCAGAAGCTCACCGTGGTCATGCTTGACGGCATCTGGCGTAAGGCCGGGGAATCGCAGCACTTCTGGAGCGACGCGCTCACGCCCGGACTGGACCTCGACTATCCGCATGATTATCCGCATGATTATCTGGCGACCACGAGGAACGCGGTGGCCTCGAATCCCATGCCCACTGCCATGCCGTTCCAGATGGTGATATTCGGGCCGGTGTCGAACCCGCAACTCACGTTGGGCGGCAACACGTACGCGCTCGACATGGACATACCCTCGGGCTCCTACGTGACCGTCACCTCGATTGCAGGCCGTCGCACCATCGTCATGACCGCCGAGAACGGCGACGAGACCAACGTGTTCGACAAGGGCCGGCGCGGAACCGGTCTCAACGGGGGCGAATACATCTTCCAGCCGATACCGGCCGGCGATTCCATCGTGCAGTGGAGCGGCTTCGGCGTCGATTTGACCGTCTATCAGGAGGAAAGCGAGCCACCATGGCGGAACTGATCGTCACCGATGCGAGCCACGTGGACCAAGCCAGCCTTGAGGACTTCACGCTCGACGCCGCGTGGGGCGCGGACGAGAACGATTTCGAACTGACCGTGGACCGGCTCATCGATGCCGGTAGCTACGTGTATTTCGACGGCGGCGAATGCGGGGGCGTCGTGGACTCCCTGAAGGACTCGCTGAAGGACGGCCGCAGCACCCTCACCTACGGCGGTCGCACGTGGCACGGCATGTTGGCGAACAAGATTTTGGAGCCTGATAGGGGCAAGGATTATCTCACCGTGAGCGGCACGGCCAGCACGGTCATCGGCTCGCTCATCAGTCGCGTCGGCCTTGACGGCGTGTTCGACGCGGTTGACTCGCCCACTGCCGGAGCGCAGACCATCAAAAGCTACCGGTTCGACCGCTACACGGACTGCTATACGGGTTTGCGGAAGATGTGCGCGGCCAACGGACTGAAACTCAGGCTCGCCTATACGTCCGGCCAGGTCAACATCTGGGCCGAACCGGTCGCGCATTACGGCGACTCGATTGATTCCGATTTGATCGATTTCGACGCGACGCGCACGTGGAGGAAACCGAATCATCTCATAGGCCTAGGCAAGGGCGATTTGGCGGCCCGCGTGGTCGTCCACTGGTATGCGGACGCGAAAGGCACCGTCAGTCAGACCCAGTCGCTCAGGGGCGTGGACGAGATAACGCAGGTCTACGACTATTCGAATGCCGAAACCGCCGAGCTCAACAACAAGACCAAGGAAAAATTGCAGGACCTGCAATCCGAGGGCGATGTGAAGGTCACCGTCCGCGACGACGCCAACGTGGTGTTCGACGTTGGCGACACCGTTACCGCAAGGGATAATCTCACCGGCATCACCGTCACTGCGTCAATCGTTAAGAAAATCGTCAAGGTCTCGGGCGGCGTCCTGTCCGTTGACTACGAGGCCGAGTAACAAGGGAGGACACGCTATGGCGCGTATCGATAATGCGACGGTCATGCAATGCGACCGGTGCGGCAAAAACAAATGGTACAAGGATCTGGACGACCCGGATATCAAGACGTGGTACAACACGATCCGACTGGACGCGGACGGCAAGGAGCACGGCTACCTGTTCTGCACGAACTGCTGGCAGGAATACGCCAACCGGTTGAAGGACATCGACAACGGCTTCGATAGCTGGTATAAAGAACGGAGGCAAGCAGAATGGTTGAACTCGTAACCGGACATGCGAACAAGGCGCACGCCACCGCCGAACAGGCCGCAGGATTGAACGCCGGCATCCTCGGCCTGGACGACTACGTGCTCGACGTGCACGACAAGTTCAAAATCACGGTCGTTTCGGCGAACAAGGTGACCATCGGCACGGGCGAGCTGGTCATGCAGGGGCGTCACGTCAGCCAGGGCACGCCCGAGGACCTGATCGTCACCAACGGCTCACAGGGGCAGAAACGCAACGATCTCATCGTATGCCGGTACACGAAGGGCTCGCAGGGCATCGAGAGCGCGGAACTGGTGGTGGTCAGGGGCACGCCCACCACGGGCACGCCCACCGACCCGGCGTTGAACACCACCAGCCCGTTGGACGGGGGCACCACCTACGACATGCCCCTCTACCGCATCCCGTTGGACGGTATCACCATCGGCACACCAGTGCCATTGTTCAACATTCTGAAGCCAATGGCGGACGTGTGGGATTCCCTAACCCGAATGCCGTATATTCTGTGCGGAGGCCATACCGTCACCACGAATGATGACGGCACATTCTACATCAACGTCCAATCCCCAAACGGGAAGAAAGCCGATTACGCGGCCTACACGATTGGGCCGTTCGGCACTGGTTTCGGCCAGGCCGGCGAGTACACCGCACAACGTTGGGATACCAGCGACGTAAACCAGATACGCTTCCGCCTGTGGAACACCAAAGACAACCGCTGGTGCGGGAGGGTCGCGATATTCGGAAGCTGGATCGCAATCTGGAACAGGCAATAGTTTTCCCTAACCCAG